CAGCAGGAGATTCTGGTCGAAAAGGTTCAAAGCTACGCGCAGAGGGCTAAAACCCTTGGAGTGAAAGCAGAGGAGCTTCAAGCAGCAGGAGCGATTGTAGGTCAGTTTGGAATTGATGATTCGCTGGTGCAGTACATCCTTGAGGATGATCACGGCCCGTTAATCACCAAGTATCTATCCCAGAACGTCACTGAATTAGACGCACTGAGACACCTACATCCAACGATGGCCGCAGTCAGGATTGCTACGTTGATCAAGTCAAAAGCTGTCGCCCTTAAACCAAAATACACTAACGCTCCTGATCCAATCCGTAGACCAATGCCATCGAGCGCACAGGTCAAACCGAAAGGGCCGAAAGGAGCAACATTTGAATAGGTGATTTAACATGGCTAATAATTTAAGCAGTAACGTTACCCGCAAAGTCGCCCGTGTGTTCCTCGATGCTTTCGAGAATTCACGGGTAATCACAAAGACGATTGACACTCAGCTTCTGTCTGACAAGTTCAATCCTTCAAGTGGTAGCACTGTGGACTTCAAGCGTCCCCATGACTACAACACCATCCGCACCTCTGGCGGCGACATCTCCTCCTCAACCAAGTCTTCAATCATTGCTGGTAAGGCAACTGGTACAGTCCAGAATTACTTCACAGCAGCGACAGACTGGGGCAACCTGGAAGAAGCGATTCAGCTTGACCAGCTGGAAGACATTTTGGCTCCGATGGCTCGTCGCATTGTGACCGACCTCGAACTGGACTTCGCATCCTTCATGCTGAAGAATTCTTCCCTGCGTTATGGTACTCACGGCACAGCAGTAGATGCTTGGTCTGATGTTGCTGGCGCTGGCGCGTTCATGGACTCAATCGGTATTAACCCGGCGAGCGAGCGTTACTACCTCATGAACCCGTTCACGGTAGCAACACTGGCAAGTGCTCAGTCTGGTCTCAACTCTGTTGATAGCCTGATTCGTACTGCATGGGAAAATGCCCAGATCAGCACCAACTTCGGTGGTCTTCGTGCCTTGAGCGCAACTACTCTGGCGAGCTTTACTTCAAGTTCTGGCGCAGACCGTGCCGGTACTCTGAGTGCTGCACCTGATGCAACTTATGTTACTGCAAAGGACACAATGACCCAATCACTTGCGGTCACTGCGTTCCAAGCAAACATGGTCGTAAAAGCAGGCGAGCTGGTAACGATTGCTAACGTCAACCGTCTGAACCAGTCAACTCGCACCACGATGGTTAGTGCTACCGGCACCAACGTAGCATGGACTGGTGTTGTGACTGCTGACGTAACTCTTGGCGCGTCAGGTGAAGGCACTCTGGTAGTGGCTGGCCCAGCGATCTATGAGTCAACTGGTCAGTACAACACTGTAACGGCTGCGCCTGCTAACGGTGCTGTGATTACAATCGTGTCTGCTACTGCGACTCTGTACCAGCCTAACCTGTTCTACACTAAGCAGGCATTTGGATTGGGCACAGTCAAGCTGCCTAAGCTGTACTCAACTGACACTGTTGCGACTACCTCTGACGGTATGTCCATCCGTATCAGCAAGTACTCTGATGGTAACGCTAACTCACAGTCCATACGCTTCGACTTGCTGCCAGCATACGCTGTGTTCAATCCAAGCATGAGCGGCCAGGGCTTCGGCGTGGCCTGATTTAGGAGAGGGGGGAGCTTCGGCTCCTCCCTAATCTTATGGCAAATAAACCTCCCAAGAATTCAAAAGACACAAGGCTTGCAAGGGCCGGTGTTGAGGGCTTTAATAAGCCTAAAAAAACTCCTAATCATCCAACGAAATCTCATGTGGTGGTGGCGAAGTCTGGTGACCAGATCAAGACTATTAGATTTGGTCAACAAGGTGTCACCGGCTCCCCAGCCAAAAAGGGCGAGTCTGAGGCAGACAGGGCTAGGCGGTCATCATTCATGGCGCGTCATCGTGCCAACATCGACAAAGGCAAAATGTCAGCCGCTTACTGGGCTGCAAAGGAGAAATGGTGAATACAATCTGGGTTAAACCGAGTGGCGTGGAAGTCAATGTTGACAGCGGTAGTTACGAAGCTGCTGCAAGTCTGGGCTGGAAGCCTAAAGATCAGGCACCTGTAGTGGAAGAAAAGAAGCGTGGTCGACCAGCTAAATCTCAAGAGGCATAAGAAATGGCAACAGTTGCCCAAGTAGCTAAGGCTTCACTGCAAGCGATTCTGGTACAAGCGTCAGAGGCTCCTCTGGAAGCTGACGAGTATCAGGACTTTATCTTCGCAATGAACAACTATATGTCCTCTCTCGCAGCTAAGGGCATAAATCTTGGGTACACAGCAGTAACAGGGCTGGCCGACGAGGTGACTATTCCTCCTGGCGCTTTGACTGGCTTAATCGCTAACATGGCGTTCCAGTCTGTTCCGTACTACGGTGGGGTGGTAACAGCAGAGCTTGCTGCAACAGCGCGTGAAGGGATGCAGGCAATGCGTCAATTAGGGCAGTACATCACGCCCACTAGTCTTCCATCTACCTTACCTGTCGGCAGTGGAAATGAGGACAATCAGTTTGGCAATGGATTGCATTTTTATCCGGAGAACGACCCATTGGTGGCGACAGAAATTAGCGGCGGGATTGCACTGGAGATAAACACAAATGGTTGAACGTACCTATGGTGTAAGGCAGTCCGATTTCGAGGCGCTAACGAGCATCACGCCGGGTTCTTACTTTGGCTTCTTTTACAACGGCTACAACTACAAGATCACCTACGCCAACTTCATCAGCGGGCTTGGTGTGACTGGCACAATTGTTCAGGACGGCGCGGTTACCGGCACCCCTGTTCTGGATGTGTCGGGCACGGTCAACAACATCCGCAACCTTGAGAATGGATCAGGCATTGCTTGCAGCGTCTCGGTCGAGAACGGGATTACAGTAGCGCACAACTTTACTATCAACTCGACCGGCTCTCCGTTGATGCTGAACAGTACAGCACTCAGTCCAACACTTGTCTCGCTTGTCGCTGGGTCTGGAATTACCCTATCAACGGCAAGCAGTGCGGTCACAATAACGGCATCGCCACTCATCGCGTATGCGTCAATTACTTGCCAAAACAATCCAAATACAACAGTTATTACAACAGTCAATACGGCTGTCATTGTAAATATCAGTACGCTCGGAATTGTTGGCGATGTCTCAGGATTTACCGGAAGCACTGCGGGGAGAATCACTCGCACTGGCGTGTCAGGAAAATTCAATGTAACGGCGAGACTATCGCTACACCCCGTATCGGGCACAGGGCACTCGTTTTATATTTACATTGCAAAAAACGGCACTATCATTCCTGCATCAAGGATGCAGGCAGTCATTGTTGCAGGGCAGGTACAGTCATTGGCTACCTCGTTATACATGACCGTGGCGCAGTCGGACTATCTTGAAATCTATGTTGCAAACGCAACTGATACTACGGACATTTACGTCGTTAACGTAATTTTCACTGTGACCCTATAATGCCAGCACTTCCGATCACCAACGGGTTCTACGTCAGCCCATCACTACCACTGAGCGCACAAGAGTGCTTGAATTGGTATGTGAACGTGAGCGAGGCTCCGGCACTTAGCCCTGAGAACCTGTTTGGAACACCAGGTCTGCTTGAGCTTGTCTCCTCTGGAACCATTGAGGAGCAGAACAGGGGAATGCACGAAATGGCTGGCATTGCCTATGCGGTCAATGGCGATGCTCTGTACAAGATAGTCGAGACAATCACGCTTGGCGTGGCAAGCTACAGTCTCACGACCCTTGGCACGATCACAGGCACTGCTCAATGCTCGATGGCAGACAACGGCACACAGTTGATGGTGTTAGTACCTGGCGGTGACGGGTACATCTATAACCAATCTACAAACGTGTTCGCCCAGATTACAGACGGTGATTTCGACGCTAACGGCAATCCTCAGTTTGTGGTGTTTGTGGACTCGTACTTTGTTTGTACAACCGACACCAAAAAGTTTATCTGCTCGGCTCCCAATGACGGCTTGAGTTACAACGCTCTGGACTTTGGGACTGCTGAGTCTGATCCTGATGTTACTGTTGCGCCGATTGTATTCAAGAACCAGCTATTCATCTCCGGTTCCCAGACCATTGAAGCCTTCCAGAATGTTGGCGGCGCTGACTTTCCTTTCCAGCGCACAGGGTTGTTCCTGCAGAAAGGTGTATACGCTCCGTATAGCTTGATCAATGCCCAGGACACCTTTGTGTGGGTGGGCGGTGGAGAGAACGAAGGGCCATCCATTTGGGCGCTCTCAGGCAACGATACGGCGAAGATCAGCACAACCCCAATCGATAATCTGCTTCAGAATTTAACGCTCACCCAGCTTCAGGCAATCTCAGCATGGGCGTATTCGCAGAATGGTGCGTACTTTATCGGGTTTACACTCCCAACAACTACCTTGGTATTCGATCTCACGGCCAAGCGATGGCATGAAAGGAAATCGATTACTGAAGGCGAGTTAAGCAAATGCAGAGTGACGGCCATTTGCAAAGCGTACAATCAGATACTGTGCGGGGACTCGGTAGATGGCAGGATTGGCAGAATTGATCCTCTGATTTACACGGAGTACGGCAGCGCAATTATCCGGCGCGTGGCTACTCAGCCATTTCAGAATGAGCTGAGAGCAATCTTTGTTCCATCAATTGAATTAACGGTAGAGTCAGGTGTTGGAAATACTGACGTGGTTGATCCTGTTATCACGATGGACAGAAGCAAGGACGGCAAAACGTGGTCTGACGCTCGGTCACGTGCTATCGGCAAGGTTGGCGAGTACAACCGCAGGGCGATTTGGCGCAAGAATGGCCGAGCATCAAGATTTGAGATATTCCGGTTTACCCTGACTGACGCAGTTAAGCCGGTAATACTTCAGCTCAATGCTCAAATAATTGGGGGCGCAAAATGATAACGCCACTGCTAAATGCTGGACAGCCAATTGTTGATGAATCTGGTAAAATGGCCCAAGCCTTTAGAACGTGGACGCTTGATGCTTCACTGAGTATTCCAATTGTTGGCTCCGGTTCGCCGGAAGGCGTAGTTGAGGCCAGACAATATCAACTGTACATCAACTCAGCAGGCACGGCTGGCTTGATCGAATACCGAAAAATGCTTTCTCAGATTGGTGGCGACAGGACGCAAGGATGGATTCTCGTTTAGCTAAAATGCTATCCAACAGACCAGAGTCTGTCACGATGCCGACAAAGGAGAAAGCACTCGAGATTTTACAGCATACTAGCGTAAGTGTTCCCTGGGGATTTTACGTTACTGACATTGGCAACATGGAAGGGCTTGTCCTTCTTAATGATAAGGTGCTAGTTCAACTGATACCAAGAGGCAGGAAGTTAGAGATTCACGGCTGCTGCAAGTTGCGTGATCGGGCACAGATGGGTGAACCGTTTGCCAGACTGTTAGAATGGATCTCAGCGCATGGATGGACGCAAATATACACAACGGCTCCAGATGACAGAACGGCTTTGAAGAATATGCTCAGTAATCTGGGCTTCACTGAATACAAGGCGAGGTGGATATATGGGCATGGACCCGGTAACGATGGCGGCGGCATCAGCAGGCGCAAGCATGATCAGCGATGCTCTGAGTTCGCGCTCGCAGAAGAAAGACATCAGCAAGGCCAATAGACGCTCAATGGCAATGGCTAACACGCAAATGAATAACCTGCTGCCAGCCTACCAACAAGCGCAGGACACTATGATTGGCGGCTACGGTCAGGCCGGTCAGATCAATCAGGAGGCTTTGAATCGTGCCTACCAGATGCAGGGCCAATCCTTCATGCCAAGGATGCAAGCGTATCAGGGCGGCAACGTAGCAGCTCAGAATGCTAACCTGTCCTCGATCCCTGCAATGCGAGCAGCACTACTGGGCGGGCGAATTCCTCAGATGCAGCAGGCTCAATCTTTGCCGATTGACCAAGCAGCACTGGCTGGACTGATTAACCCGCAGGCTCAACAGTTCCCAGGTCAGCAGCAATTCCAACCGATGCGTCCGTTCCAGAGGTAATTATGGCAACGCCAGGACAAGTGACAGACCAAGAGCTGCGCGACTTCTTTGCGGCTAACCCTAATATCTCCGATGAGCAAACCTATGCGCTGATGCAGCAGTATCAGGTCAGTCCACAGCAGGTGGTCAATGCGCGTGGACTCGATCCTCAAACTGCTTACGGCCAATACAATCAACAGGTTGTTAACAACGCACAGCCTAATCAGGTGACTGATTCTGAGTTGCAGGCTTACTTTGCCAACAATCCAGACACTCCTGACAGTCAAGTCTACGCACTGATGAATCAGTACGGAGTCAGCCCTGAGCAGGTCTCCAGAGCTATTGGGATGCCATTGTCTGAGGCTCAGAGCAGATACAGGTCAGCGGGTTACGAGAATATACCTACAGGCGTCGGCGGTGCTGAGGATGCGTTTAGAGCAGGGCTTACAGACGCGACAGGCACACTGCGCGGTGCTGAGACTTCCTCACGCGCTGACATTGATTCGGCTCTTGGTAGAATCAACCAACTTTACGGCATTAACATCAATGACCTGAGAACAGCGGGCACTACTGCGGGCAATTACTTCCAGCCTTACTATGCAGGCGGTACAAAGGCGTTTGATGTCCAGACCGCATTGTCTGGCGCTCTTGGTGTTGATGCGTTCAACAAGGCGCGGCAAGAGTCGCCATACGAGAAATTCTTGTTTGAACAGGGCATGAGAGCAAATCTTGCCGGAGCGTCAGCAACTGGTGGTCTTGGTGGCGGCAATGTCCAAAAAGAGCTTCAGCGATTTGGACAGGGTTTATCTTCCCAGGGCTTGCAACAGCAGATCGGGAACCTCAACACTTTGTCTGGATACGGGATGCAAGCAGCAGGCGCATTGGGCGACATTACGATGAACACTGCTGCCAACATTGCCGGTCAGCGTGGAAACATGGCTAGTGCTGAGGGCACAGCAGGATTGAATCG